GCTCTCGCCGCCGCCGCTTTTACGCCTTTTGTTTCGAAGGCTTCTGATTCAGCGATATAACTTTCAAAGGCTTGTTTTATTTCGTCATGTGTTTGTGACATTGTGTTTCTCCTTTATGATATCATAAATGTCTTTCCAACTATTTGCTCGTTGGATGTTCATTTGTTTATTATTATAACTTCTATTGTGTGGTAGGTCAAGTAGTATTGGAACCAAACCCAAAACCTTGCCAGATTCGACATTATCGGGTTTGTCATCTATCCAAATTGTTTCCATATCAAATTTTTGGAGAGCAAAATATTTGCCTTGACCTGTTTCCAAAAAAGTGAAGTCTTCAAATACATCACCAAAAACTTCCTTAAGATTATCTTCCCTTGCTCTGTTTGCCACCTTGTTTAAAGTCTGTGATGTTACAACTGAAAACCTATAACCTTCTTCTGCTAACTTTGTGACATACTCTACAGCACCATCCATAGGCTCTAAATATCTCATATAGGCACTCTCATTGAACACAGAAATATATGTGTTTAATGCTTCTGCTGGTACATCTGGATAGTGTTTGCGTAGGTCAAAGTGACCTTGATCTTTCTTTGTTAAACCTTGTCCAGTCATGAAGTCGTCAAATGCTTCTTCCCATTTGAGTAATACTCCATCAACATCTACACCTATTATTTTAGACATTAAGATAATTTTAAACCTGTGGTTCCTTCACCATATTTCTTAGCCATGTTTACTTCTGTTTTTGCCCAAGTAACAACATTGTTTTTTACTATCTTGTATTCACCATGTTGTGGCACCGTAAACATGAATGGTCCTAGACCTACTCCGCTTGGTAGATTAACTATTGCCATAGGTCTTTGAACAGTAATGTAATCACTATCATGTTCAATGAATCTTGCAACAATTTCCTCTCCGCTCATTAACTTGATTGATACGGTATCATTTGCATTAATATCACTCATTTGATTCCTTTTCTAGAAGTGTTTTTAATTCTTGGTATCCACCCACATATGCATCGTCTACAAATATTTGAGGGACAGTTCTTGCACCTGGCACTGCTTCTTGCAACTGCTGAACAGTCCAAGTTCCATGTGCAATGTTTCTTTCTTCGTACTCAATGTTTTTTGACTTGAGTAAGTTTTTGGCTTGTTCACAGTATGAACATCCAACGTTGCTCCAAACAACTGCTTTAGTGATCTTTGACATCTGGTATCTCTATTGCTCCTATTCCTTCGTTATGAAGTTCTTTTATTTCTTTGTCGGTTGCTTTACCGTATATATGGTCATCACGTTCTCCCAAAGACGCTTTACGAGCCTCCTGGGCAAAGTTATCTCCAACGTTTTCACAGTTTTTCTCAACCCACGTTTTTAAATGTTTAAATGCTGACCTACTATTGAAGAATGCTTGATTACGTTTTTTACCTTTGGCTTTGGTTTTACTGCTGACATTAGGAGCCATAATTGCTCTGCGAATACTGATGTTGTCACACATCGGACAAGCAACCAATCCTTTTTGCTTTTGTTTTAGATATGATTTTTCGCTGTCAAACCAGCCTTCGAATTCATGATCGTTTTTACAGATTAAATTATATTTGGGCATTGTAATCTTCAGGTTTAATATTTTTTGAACTGTCGTCATGTCTGTCTACCATCAGACTAATTATCCAGACTGCTAATCCAAAACCCATTATTGCCCAAAGAAATATTCCATCTCTCGATGTGAGTAAGTGAACTAACACTTCTAGTCCATTCATTGTATTATAATCAATCATTATAAAGAAAACTTTTTAAATTGTCCTTTTTGTACGTCTTGTTTAATACCACCAATAAGATAACTTTCAACCTCAGTTTCTTGTGGAGCAACTTGAAGACCTTTTGATGATAACCAGTGCTGTGTCCACGGAAGAGGATTTTGATTAGCACCTACATCATACAGTGGATCAAAACCTAATGCTCTTAATCTTTTGTTTGCAATCCATTCTACATATGTTCCTAGTAATCTTTCATTAAGTCCTATAATAGAACCATCTTTGAATAAGTGTTTTGCCCAAGCCTTTTCTTCTTCAACGCACTTCTTAAACATTTCAATCACAGTCTTATCTAATCCTTTAATAACTTTGCTCATGCCTTTGTCGTCACCTTTTTGCCATGCTTTGATGACGTGTGTGGATAAGTTTAAGTGTGTTGCTTCATCTCTAGCAATTAACGAAAGTATTTTTGCAGAACCTTCCATAAGTTTTAATTCACCAAACGCAAATGTACAAGCAAATGATACATAAAATCTTAAACCTTCAAGTAGGTTAACATTGACCATTGCAAGATATAATTGTTTCTTTAATTCATCTATGTCACCTTTGCCTTTGACTGTGTAGTCCAACGCCATTTCACTAAACTTATCATAGTTCTGTGTTACTGACACTGCTCTTTTTAATATTTCATCATCATTTAAAATTGTGTCAAACACTTCTGACGGATCTGCGTACACGTTCTTCATGATGTGCGTGTATGCTCTACTGTGTATTGTTTCAAAGAAGTCCCAAGTAACAATACATCCTTCTAGTTCAGGATTGGAAACGTATGGTAGGAAACTTAAACATGGTCCTCTACCCTGTACACTATCTAATAGTGTTTGATATTTTAAATTAGATGTGAATATATGTTTTTGTTCTGGTCTAAAATTGGCATAGTCGGCTCTGTCTTTTTGTAAAGACACTTCTTCTGGTCTCCAAAAATACCCTAGCATTGTTTGGTTTAGTTTATCAAACTGCGGATACTTAAACACATCATATCTCTGCACGTTTTGATCTGCACCAAAGAACATAGGTTCTTTTGTAAAATCTATATCTTCTCTATTAAAAACTGTTTTCGCCATAACGTATTAATTATCTTATTTTACTAATTTTTTGTGATTTAGTCAATCTAAATTGTGCAGGCTTCACACTCGCCATCTTCCAAATCTTGTAATTGTTGTTCAACTTTGGATTCACCATTTACGTGTGCTTCGCCATTAACGTGTGCTTCGCCATTTACTTTTGCTTCACCATTCACGTATTTTTCAGCGTCAATGCCCGAAGGTTGTAAATCTTCTTCTTCACCTTTAAAATCGTAAGTGTTTTGATAGTAGGATGTCTTCCAACCATATTTGTACGCACTTAACATATCTTGCGCCATTACAGATAATGGTACTTCATTGTTTTCATATTGTAATGGATTGTATGACCAGTTACCTGATATTGCTTGGTCAAAATACTTTTGCATCATTGCAACAATTTTGATGTATCCATCGTTAGATCCCATATCCCATAACAAAGTGTATGCATTTTTTAATGTAGGGAAGCCTGGCACTATTTGTTTTAAAGGACCTTTTTTAGATTTCTTAATTGATAGTAATGCTCTTGGTGGTTCAATGCCGTTTGTTTCGTTACTAACAACGGAAGAACTTTCTGAAGGCATTTGAGCCGACAAAGTTGAATGTCTTAATCCATATTTGCCTATATCTTTTCTTAAACTTTCCCATGCCATTCTTTGTTTGTGTGGTACTATTTCATCAACCTCTTTCTTGTAATGATCAATTGGTAATAAACCATCTGCGTATTTTGTGCCGTCAAACCCATCACACTTGCCTTTTTCATCTGCAAGGTCACAACTTGCTCTTAACAAGTAATATTGGAATGCTTCTGAAAGTCTGTCTACTAATTCCCACGCCTTCGGATCTGAATACTTAACACCATTCTTCGCGAGATAGTGTGCTAAACCAATGTATCCAATGCCTAAAGAACGTCTGGATTTAGTAGATATCTCTGCCGCCTTCACTGGGTAATCTTGTAATTCTATAATTTCATCTAATGCTCTTACAGCCAAGTCACATAAATTTTCTAATTCATCTAAGTTTTTAAGACTGCCTACGTTAATTGCTGACAAAATACACAATGCAATTTCGCCTTCAGGATCATCTATGCCTTTGATAGGCGTTGTAGGTAATGTAATTTCTTGACACAAATTACTCATTGATACTTTGTCTTTGAAACTTGAGTGTGCGTTCGAATGGTCTATATTCATTATATAAATTCTACCAGTCTCTGCTCTTTCTTTTAATAAGTCTGCAAATAGTTCTTGTGCCGCGATAGTTTTTTTAGGAATTGATTTATCTTTTTCGTATTTTTTATACAATGCATCAAATTTATCTGTACCAAACGCATCATACAATCCTGGAACTTCGTGTGGAGAAAACAGAGTGATATCTTCTTCATTAATAAATCTTTCATAGAACATTTTGCTAATCTGTATAGAATAGTCCATACGTCTTACTCTGTTGTCTTCTGTACCTTTATTGTTTTTTAGTACAAGTATGTCTTCAATCTCTTGGTGCCATATAGGAAAGTGAACTGTTGCATTTCCACCACGCACACCATTCTGCGTACAACATCTCACAGTTGATTCGAATTTTTTTAGGAACGGAATGACTCCAGTGTGTTGAACCTCACCACCTCTAATTTTAGAA